CCGGATGAGATTGATATTCAGGCTATTGTGGCTGGGGAAATTGAGGATGCCGTTGATTATATCGACAGCACCATTTCTCCGCTGCGGGCTTTGGCGACGGAGTATTATCGCGGTGATCCGTTGGGTAATGAGGAAGACGGGCGTTCTCAGGTAGTCTCGCGCGATGTTCGTGATACGGTGCAGGCGATACTGCCCAGCTTGATGAAGGTGTTTTTTAGCGGGCAAAATATTGTTGAGTTTGCGCCGAATGGCCCAGAGGATGTGTCTGCGGCGGAGCAGGCCACGGACTACATTAATTACGTGGTGCAGCGTGATAATCCTGGTTTTGAGATTTTCTATTCTGCGTTCAAGGATGCCTTGGTTTGTAAAACTGGGATTATCAAGTTTTACTGGGATTCCGAGATTAAGGTTGAAACGTCTGATTTGACGGGCTTGGATGACACTGCTTTGGCGGTGTTGAGTTCTGATCCAGAGTTGGATGTTCAGGTGACGGTGGCGTATCAGGGCGATGTTGACCCGATGACGGGGATGCCTGGCGCGCCGGTTTATGATGCGCGGGTAATCCACCGGCGCGATAAGGGGCGGCTGCGGATTGCTTCTGTTCCGCCAGAAGAGTTGCTGGTTAGCCGAGCGGCTATCAGCCTGGATGATGCTTCTATCATTGCCCACCGCCGCATTATGACGGTGAGTGAGTTGGTGGCGATGGGGTATGAGGAAGACGAAATCGATCCTTATGCTAATGAGGTGGACGAACTAGAGGACAATCAGGAGCGGTTTGTCCGTAACCCACAGGCCACCATTGATTTCGCTAATCGGTCCGACATTGCGGCAAAAAAGGTTCTTTATGTCGAAGCCTATGTGAAGATTGATATGGATGGCGACGGCATCGCCGAGTTGCGTAAGGTTTGCACTGTCGGTGGTGGTTATGAGGTGGTTCGGAATGAAGCGGCGGACATGATTCCGTTTGCGGTGTTTTGTCCTGATCCTGAGCCACACACGTTCTTCGGGATGTCGGTTGCCGATCAGGTGATGGATATTCAGCGGATTAAGTCCAATATCCAACGGAATATGCTGGACAGCTTGGCGTTGGCTATTCATCCGCGTGTTGGTGTGGTCGAGGGCCAGGTCAATATGGATGATGTGCTTAATACTGAGGTTGGCGGCATTATTCGTATGCGCGCCCCTGGAATGGTGCAGCCTTTCTCGATGCCTTTTGTTGGCCAGCAGGCGTTCCCGATGTTGGAATACATGGACAGTATGAGGGAAAGCCGCACGGGCATTACTAAGGCGGCTGCGGGTTTGGCGGCGGATAGTCTGCAATCATCTACCCGTGCGGCGGTGGCGGCTACTGTATCGGCTTCCCAGCAGCGTTTAGAATTGATTGCCCGTATATTTGCTGAAACAGGCATGAAGCGTTTGTTTAGCGGGTTGTTGCGGCTGGCGATGCAGAACCAGCTTCCAGACAGGATGGTCAGGCTACGTGGTAAGTTTGTTCCGGTGGATCCACGCGGCTGGGACGCTAATATGGATGTGGTTGTTAATGTGGCGCTTGGCGGCGGCACAGACGAAAGCAAGGTGGCGGTTCTAACCACTATTTTGCAGAAGCAAGAACAGATTTTGCAGCAGGCCGGCATGGAGAATCCGCTGGTTAGTTTGTCGCAATATCGGAACACGCTGGCGCAGATTTTGGCGTTATCTGGCTTCAAGGATGCGAGCCAGTTCTTTAATGATCCGGCTCAGATGCCCCCAATGCCACCCCAGCAGCCCAAGCCTTCGCCGGAAGAAATGCTAGCCCAGGCGCAGATGGCGTCGATCCAGGCTGACATTCAGAAGAAGGCGGCTGAATTGGATTTGCGCCGCGAGGAAATGGTTCGCAAGGACGACTCGCAGCGCGATCAGATGGAAGCTGATCTGCTGGTGAAGATTGCTGAAATGCAGGCCCGTTATGGCGCGCAGATTGATGTGGCGCAGATCAGGTCTTCCATGGAGCGCGATCGTGAGGCGATGCGTCAGATGCAGATGATGCAGCGTCAACCAGTGCCGCAAGTGATGGGGGTCAATATGGCGCCGGGGCCTATGGCTGGTGGTCCTTATGGTTGATTTTGCTTCACAGATTGCGGCGGGAAATGATGCTCTCCGGCTGATGAATGACCCGACGCTGAAGGCGGCGGTGGAATTGGTCGAGAAGCAATTGTTTGACGAATGGAGGGTCGCCAAGTTTGAGGCTGACCAGAGATACATCCACGCAACGATGCGTGGGATGCAGGAGTTCTTGCGGGCACTTCAATCTGTTATTGATAGCGGAAAAGTGTCAGCAGCCATCGCCGAAAGGCGTTTTTAAGAGGATGAAGTTTGATGTCTGAATCGTCCGGCACCCCCGCTCAAGGCGGGATCGGCATCCACCAGGCACAAGATGCCATAGCCGATCTTCTGGCCACCGATGATGGTGACACCCAGGGCGGTGAGGCGCAGCAGCCCGAAGCGCAAGCGGAGGGCACCGAGACGGAAGAAACAGAGGCGCAGGCTTCTGATGAAACCGTTGAGGAAACCGCTGAAAGTGAAGACGAAGCCCAGGACGAGGAGCAACCTCAAGATAGGCTTCCCGATTCGATCAAAGTAAAGGTCGCTGGCGAGGAAGTAGAGGTCACGCTTGACGAATTGGCGCGGGGTTATTCGCGGCAGGCGGACTATAGCCGGAAGACGCAGCAGCTGGCGGAAGAACGCAAGGCGTTCCATGCGGAAGCTGAAGCCATCCGGCAAGAGCGGGGTCAGTATGCGACGCTTTTAGGGGCCTTACAGCAGCAGTTGCAGTCCACCGCACAGATTGAGCAGCAACCTGATTGGGATCGTCTTTATGACGAAGACCCGATTAACGCTACTCGATTGGAGCGGCAATGGCGAAAGGTTCAGGAAGAACGGAGCGCGAAAATGTCAGCGATAAAGGCTGAACAGGATCGTTTGGACCAGACTTTCGAACAACAGACTACTGAGCAGATGAAGGCCATTCTGGTGCAACAGGCGGCTCGACTTCCGGAGGTTATTCCCGAATGGAAGGATGAGAAAATTGCCACTCAGGGTAAAAAGCAGCTTCGTGATTGGCTATCAAACCAAGGTCTCAATGACGTTGAGATCAACAGTTTGCACAAAGCCGAACACGTGATGATCTTGCGTAAAGCGATGCTTTACGATCAAGGCCAGCGCAAGGCGCAAGCGGCGGTAAAACCTCAGCAGGTAATGCGTCCAGTTAAACCAGGTTCTCAGGCGTCAGCGCCGGGGAATAGAAGTGTTACGGATGTCTCCCGTGCAAAGCAGCGTCTCGCTAAAACCGGGACTGTCAATGATGCCGCCAGTGTTCTGGCGGCTTTTCTCTGAAAGGAATAGGTTATGGCCATCGTTACCAATACCTTCACGCGATATGATGCCAAGGGCATCCGTGAAGACTTGGCGAATGTGATTTACAACATCTCGCCGGAAGAAACCCCGTTCCAGTCCAACACCGCCCGAGTGAACGTAAAGAACACGTTCTTCGAGTGGCAGACGGACGCGTTGGCGGCGGCTTCTACTACCAATGCGGCTCTCGAAGGCGATGATATTTCGTCCTTCGATGCTGTAACGGCTACTTCTCGCCTGGGTAACTACACGCAGATCAGCCGCAAGACGGTTGTTATCTCCGGCACCCTGGAGAGTGTTGATAAGGCTGGTCGTCGTTCCGAGCTTGCTTATCAGATGGCAAAGAACGGTGCTGAACTAAAGCGCGACATGGAAGCCACGTTGCTTGCTTCCAAGGCCGCAAACGCCGGTAACAACAGCACGGCGCGTCAGACGGCGGGCTTGCCTGCTTTCTTGCGTACCAACACAAACAAGGCTTCTAACGGTTCTGATCCGACGGTTTCCAGCGGTGTGGTGAACGCCACTCGTGTTGATGGCACTCAGCGTGCCTTCACGGAAGTCATCCTGAAGGATGTTATTGCCCAGATGTGGACTGAAGGCGGTACGCCGAAGATTCTGATGGTTGGCCCGTTCAACAAGCAGACTGTCTCCGGCTTCGCTGGCATTGCCGAAATCCGCTACAATCAGGCGACTGCCAAGCCGACTACAATTATCGGCGCGGCTGATGTCTATGTGAGTGATTTCGGCGCGGTGTCTGTGGTGCCTAACCGCTTCCAGCGTGAGCGCGATGCTTTCGTGCTTGATCCGGAATACGCGGCGACGGCGATTCTTCGTCCGATCCAGACTATTGATCTGTCGAAGACTGGTGACGCTGAAAAGCGTATGATGCTTTGCGAATACGGCCTCATGGTTCGCCAGGAAGCCGCGCATGGTATCGCTGCTGATTTGACGACTTCGTAACCGCAACGGGGCTGGCGGGTGACTGCCAGCCCCACCTTAAAGGTGGCAGATGACTGAAAAGATTTTCAACATAGACCCACTGAGTGGTATTACTTCTTATTGGCATTACGACGACACCACAGACACGGCGTTTATTGAAAAGCGCCAGGATGTCACGGCTATTGTCGAGGCTAACAAAGCGGAGATGAATCAGGATCATGGGCGTTATGGCGAGTGGAGCAAGGTGGCATCCATTCCGCTATCAGTTTTTTATGATTTGAAGCAGAAGGGTATTGTGGATGACCCGGCAGCTATGAAGAAATGGCTGAATGATTCGGAAAATAAGTTTTTCCGAACCAGGCCGGGGCGCGTTTGATGCGAAATACGGTTTCCGTCTGTGTTCCATGCCGCGATGTGGTGGATAGTGGGTTTGCTTTCGATCTAGCCCGCTGTGTGGCGGCGCATACGGCCTCCACCAGTGACAGGGTGCTATTGTTCCAGAACCAGGGGACGCTGATTGTGAACCAGCGGCAGGAACTGGCGCAGGCTTCTTTAGATGCTGGTGCTACACATATCGTGTTTATTGACGCTGATATGAGGTTTCCAAAGGATGCCATTCACCGGCTGTTGAAGGCCGATAAGGCAATTGTGGCGGCTAACTACAGCACCCGGAAGTTGCCTTTGCGGTCTGTGGCGTTTGCCGATGATCTGAACCAAGAGCGGGTGTATACTGGCCCGGATGATACGGGGCTTCAGTCTGTGGCGGCGGTTGGCATGGGGCTGATGGTGATCAAGGCTGAAGTTTTTCAGGCAATGCCGAAACCTTGGTTTCATATTCACTATGAAAATGGTGTATATACCGGGGAGGATATCTGGTTTTGCCGGGGCGCGCGGGAAATGGGGTTTGATGTGTTTATAGATCACGATCTCAGCCAGGATGTGCGCCACTCTGGGGCGTTTGAGTTCTCTAATGCCCATGCGTTTGCGGCGAAGGAAGACTGACCATGGCGATTACCACCTACAGCACGTTGCAGACTGCGGTGGGCGATTGGCTCAATCGGTCTGATTTAACGACTGTCATTCCTGATTTTATCGCCTTGGCGGAGGCGCAGTTCAATCGGACGCTGCGTCACCGGCGAATGGTGGAGCGGGCTACGGCTACGTTGGACAGCGAATATAGTGCCATGCCGGCGGATTGGCTGGAAAGCATTCGGTATCAGATTAACACGAACCCGATTACGGTGATGGAGTTCGTTTCCCCAGATCAAGCGGCGATGTTGAAGGGGGCCTATTCTACTAGTGGCAAGCCGATCTTTTACACCCAGATCGGGCAGCAGTTTCAGGTTATCCCTGCGCCAGATAGTGGGTCTGCTTACACGGGTGAGTTGACCTATTACGCCACGATTCCGGTGCTTTCTGCTAGCAACACCAGCAACTGGCTTCTGGTGGATTCGCCGGATATCTACCTCTATGGCGCGCTGTTACAGTCTGCGCCGTATTTGCAGGATGACCAGCGCCTGGGCGTTTGGGCGGCGATCTACCAGCGTTTGATTGATGATCTGAAGGTTTCCGATGAGCGGAGCCGGATGGCAACCAGCGCCCTTCGGATGCGGGCAAGGAGTTTTGGCTGATGACAACGAACGCCTTCACCAACTATCTTGAAAACAAGATCATGGCCTATGTGTTCACCGGCACGGCGTTTTCTTCGCCGTCTGGGAGCCTCTACCTTGGTCTGTTCACGGCGGCGCCTGGCGAGGGCGGTGGCGGCACGGAAGTCTCCGGTAGTGGTTACGCCCGCAAGATTGTGACCATGACCACCAGCGGCAACGCCAGCACGAACTCGGCAGCGGTTGAATTTGACGCGGCAACGGGGACTTGGGGAACCATCACCTATGTGGCGGTTTTCGATGCGCTCACTTCCGGCAATATGCTGGCGTATGGCGAATTGACCGCATCGAAGACCATTACTACGGGCGACGTGTTCCGCGTTCCGTCTGGTGACCTTGATATCACTCTTGAATAGAGGTTGGTGAAATGGCGTTTGTTATTGGGGATCGTGTAAGGGAAACGTCCACTACCACCGGCACGGGGAACTTTACCCTAGCTGGCGCGGTCACGGGCTATCGGACTTTTGATACTGTTCTGGATACGAGCGACACAACTTACTACACGATTG